AGGACAGTCGTGATGTCGGAAAATCAAGTTAGTTTATTTGAATACATCAACGACTTACGAAAAGAGTCAAAAATGGAGCATGAGAGATTGCATAAGCGTATCTCTGACATGAAGGATGAACTCATGTCGGAAATGAAAGAGATTCGTGCTGAACAAGCACAAGTAAACAAGCGCATGGATGAACGAGTCACTTCTTTAGAAAAATGGAAGTGGACAGTCGTTGGTGGCGGTATCGTTGTGGGTTTCATTCTATCTGGTGGATTCGACATAATCAAAGATTTTTTGTCTTGACAATCTAAACCTTTTCCCCTATAATCTACTACATTATGAGCAATTACATTGATTTGAAATACCTGAATCTTCTGTCGGGTCAACTTCCTCTATTCAAGCGGAAGGACAACAATCTGTTCAACTTTCGTTGTCCGTTTTGTGGAGACAGTCAGAAGAATAAACTCAAAGCGAGAGGTTATGTGTTTCTCGTTGAAGGTGCATACCTATACAAGTGTCACAACTGTGGTATTGGTGCAAATGTTGATAAACTTATCAATCATGTAAATCCTGAGTTACACAAGGAATACCGCACAGAACGGTTCTTAGACAAGCGTAGAGAGCCCGTGACGCCGCCTAAGACTTCAACAGGTATAAAGTTCCGCAATAGAAATTATCATCTAAAGACCCCCCTAAAATCGCTGAAGAAAATCTCTCAGTTGAGATTTGACCATCCAGCAAAGAAGTATGTTGAGAAACGAATGATACCAAAGGAGTATCATCGCAAGTTATTCTATGCACCTAAGTTTGCAGAGTGGGTGAATAGTATCATACCAAATAAACTGAATGAGAAGTATGACGAGCCCAGACTTATCATACCATTCTTTGATGAGCGTGAGAATCTGATTGGATTTCAAGGTAGAGCATTTGGTAAAAGTGCTGTCAAGTATATTACCATCATGTTAGATGAGGACGCTATCAAAGTATTCGGACTAGAAGAGGTGGATAAGACGAAGCGTATCTATATCACTGAAGGACCTATAGACAGTATGTTCCTACCAAACAGTCTTGCAATGGCTGGTGCAGACATGAAGTCTCTGAACCTACCAGATGTTGTATATGTTTATGATAATGAACCAAGAAGTAGTGAAATTATCAAGAAAATGGAAAAAAATATTTCTGCTGGTGCGTCTATATGCGTCTGGCCAAGTTTTTTGAAAGAAAAAGATATTAATGATATGATACTAGCGAAAATGAGCATTTCAGAGATTCTTAGGATTATAAATGATAACACATTTCAAAATTTGACAGCAAAATTAAAACTCACAGAGTGGAGAAAGATATGAATGTAAGGCTGGTTTCCTATTCCAAGCCAACAGAGAAGTTTTTGTCTGAAGGCATTGATGATGTACAAGACCTAATATCATACTGCGCTAGAGTTTCAAATCCTGCAAATCAACTTAACACAAAGACATCTACAAAGTTAATCCAATACTTGATTAAGCATAAGCATTGGAGTCCTTTGGAAATGGCTAGTGCTTGCTTGGAGATTGAAACAACTAGAGACATCGCACACCAAATGGTAAGACACCGTTCCTTTTCTTTTCAAGAGTTCAGTCAGAGATATGCTGAACCATCTTCTATGGGAGATTGGTTTCAGTATCGTGAATGTCGTCTACAGGATGAAGAGAATAGACAAAACTCAATTGAGTTGACACCTGATATCATGGAAAATCCTCAGATGGTTGAGGTAGCAACAGAATGGCAAAGACGACAAGTTGGTGTAATCAATCAATGCAAAGATGCATATGAATGGGCAATCAATCACGGTATTGCAAAGGAACAAGCAAGAGCAGTTTTACCAGAAGGTTTAACAAAGACTCGTTTGCTAATGAATGGAACTATTCGTTCATGGGTTCACTATATAGAACTAAGAAGTGCAAATGGCACTCAAAAAGAACACATGGAAATTGCTCAGGCTTGTGCTACAGTCATTGCTGACATCTTTCCTCTATCAAAAAATCTAATCAAAAAATAAGGAACAATCAATGAGATATATGGGTGTAAACATTGACCTCGATAGGGATTCTATTCTCTCTGAGCAAGGTTATAAACTTCTTAAAGACTATTACTGTACAGAGAGTGAGGAATCACCTCAACACGCTTTTGCGAGAGCGGCTTCTGCTTACAGTTATGGTGATAAGAAACTTGCTCAAAGAATTTATGAATATGTCTCTAAGGGTTGGTTTATGTTTGCATCTCCTGTGCTATCAAATGCACCAGAGAAAGGACAGAAGGTTAAAGCACTTCCTATCTCATGCTTTTTGACATATGTTCCTGATTCGCTGGAAGGACTAATCGACCATTCTGCTGAACTACGCTGGCTATCTGTAAAAGGTGGTGGTGTAGGAGGTCACTGGTCAGATGTTCGTTCCGTATCTAACAAAGCGCCTGGGCCTATGCCTTTTCTACACACAGTAGATGCTGATATGGTAGCATATCGTCAAGGACGCACAAGAAAAGGTTCTTACGCCGCTTATATCGACATTGACCATCCAGACATTATTGAGTTTATCAATATGAGAGTTCCGACTGGTGATGTCAATCGTAAGTGTTTGAATCTACACCATGCAGTTAATATTACAGATGCTTTTATGGAAGCAGTTGCGAATGACGAAAAGTGGGATTTGAAAGACCCTAATGATGATTCTGTTCGTGACACTATGAGAGCAAGACACTTGTGGGAACAAATCTTAGAGATTCGTTTTCGCACTGGAGAGCCTTATCTTAACTTCATCGACACTGCTAATCGTGCATTACCAGAAACGATGAAAAAGAAAGGACTAAAGATTCGTGGTAGTAATCTTTGTAACGAAATTCATCTTCCTACTAGTGAAGATAGGTCTGCCGTTTGCTGTCTATCTTCTGTCAATCTTGAAAGATTTGATGAGTGGAAAGAAACGCAAATGATTCGTGACTTGATTCGTTTCTTGGACAATGTGCTACAATTTTTCATCGACCATGCTGGTGATGAAATCAGTCGTGCTAGATATTCTGCACAACAGGAGCGTTCACTAGGACTTGGTGCTATGGGTTTTCATTCCTATTTACAAAAGCATCGTGTTCCTTTTGAGTCTCAGGATGCTATGGTTCTCAATGAAAATATATTCAGATATATTCAAGAAGAATCAATCAAGGAATCAAATACACTAGGTTTTGAGAGGGGTGAAGCACCAGATATGGAAGGCACTGGTAGACGCAATGCTCATATGCTTGCTATCGCACCTAATGCTAACTCTTCTCTTATTGGTAATACATCACCATCTATTGAGCCGTGGAAAGCAAATGCATTTACATCTCGTACAAGAGCCGGCTCTCATTTGACGAAGAATAGATATCTAGAAGAAGAACTAGAAAAACTTGGTAAGAATACACCAGATGTTTGGAGTTCCATTATTACTAATGGTGGCTCTGTACAACACTTAGACTTCTTGTCTGAGCAACTAAAAGCAGTCTTCAAAACAGGTATCGAAATCAACCAAGATTGGGTTGTCAAACTTGCTGGTGATAGACAAAAGTTTTTGTGTCAAGGACAATCGCTTAATGTCTTCTTCCCTGCTGGAGCAAGTAGAGGTTATCTACATAAGACACACTTCAATGCTTGGAAGTATGGATGTAAGGGTATGTATTATCTAAGAACAGAAACATCCCAAAGAGCAGAAAATGTTGCACAAAAAATCGAAAGAGAAAAACTGCAAGACTTCACTGAAATGTCACAAGACGAATGTGTTGCTTGTCAAGGCTAGGAGAGAAATATGGAAGTAGTAATTTATTCAAAATCAGATTGTCCTTTTTGCGTGATGGCCAAGGACTGGTTTAACAAGCATGGATTCTCATATACAGAGAATGTATTAGATAATGAAGAGCAAAGACTTGCGTTTTATCAGAAACTCAATGGTGTGGTTGAAACTATCGAACAAGGTTCACAAGTTCGTAGAGTGAACTCTGTTCCACAAATCTTTATTGACGGTAAACACATTGGTGGTTACAATCAGTTGATGGAAAGGGCTGACCAGTTGCTAAAGAAAAAGTCTGGTGGACTTATGGAGTTCTCCAAGACATACAAACCGTTTCATTATCCATGGGCTGTTGAAATCACAACACGACATGAGAAGGTTCACTGGATTGAAGATGAGGTAGACTTGTCTGAAGATGTGACAGACTGGAAGGGTGGTAAGGTTTCTGCAACTGAGAAAGAATATATCACAAACATCCTACGACTATTCACGCAATCTGATGTTGCTGTTGGACAGAACTATTATGACCAGTTCATTCCTAAGTTCAAGAATAATGAAGTTCGCAATATGCTTGGTTCGTTTGCTACAAGAGAAGGCATTCACCAGAGAGCGTATGCGCTTCTTAATGAAACACTAGGATTGCCAGATAGTGAATACCATGCGTTTCTTGAGTATCAAGAGATGACAGATAAGATTGACTTCATGACAGACAGTGATACAACAACACAAAGAGGACTAGGACTAGCACTTGCAAAGTCAGTCTTCAATGAGGGTGTCGCTCTGTTTGCATCATTCGTGATGCTTCTTAACTTCCAGCGTTTCGGTAAGATGAAGGGTATGGGTAAGGTTGTTGAATGGTCAATCAGAGATGAATCAATTCATGTCGAAGGTGTATCAAAACTCTTTCGTGCATTCTGTTCAGAACATCCTCGTATCGTTGACGATGAGTTCAAGAAAGATATCTATCAGATGTCTCGCTATGCAGTGGAACTTGAGGATAAGTTTATTGACCTAGCATATGAGATGGGTGATATCGAAGGTTTGTCAAAGGATGAAGTGAAGCAATATATTCGCTACATTACTGACAGACGACTACTACAACTTGGTTTGAAGACGAATTTCAAGGTGAAAGAAAATCCACTTCCATGGCTTGAGTGGGTATTGAATGGTGCTGACCATACTAACTTCTTTGAAAATCGTGTCACTGAATATGAAGTTGCTGGTTTGACAGGTGACTGGACTGATGCTTATGCTTCAGCGGCCTAGTTTCATCTTATACTAAATACTATCAGATTCAATCAAAACAGGAAAGGTGTCCAGTATGAGTCCAGTAGACGAAATGGTATATGAACTAGAGTGTGACTCTTGTGGTGTATCATATGAACTTATAGTAGAAGGTTCGGAGAAAAACGAGCCCGTCTATTGTGCGTTCTGTGGCTCTGAAATGGACATCGAACTTGATGAAGAAGATTGGGTGCATGATGTAGATGATGAGTATGATGAACTAGATTTTGATGATTACAGAGATTGATTACGATAATCCTTGGACATTCAATGGAAAACCTTTTACTTCAGAGGACATACAAAAGTATGTAGGGTTTGTTTATGTCATCATTCGGAAAGATAGTGGCCGATGCTATATCGGCAGAAAGTATTTCCACACACTACGCAAAGAAAAGGGAAAGACAAAGAGAGTTCGCAAAGAGTCGGATTGGAAGAAGTATTATGGCTCTTCTACAGACTTGCTCTCTGA